TCGCGAGCTATCAAGGAAGCTGACAAACCTATAAAAGAAAGATTTGTCAATATGGCTGCTGATTTTGGCATGCGAACTTTAGGCAAGATATTACCTTCAGTAAAGCTACCTGAGATAGTCAATAAGGCTTCAATTGATGGCATTGGTTTAGATTCAGTTAAGGAACCTGAATTGCTCTCTTTTGAGGTTGACAAGCCTACATTAAGTTGGAAACAGCGCATCGCTATAATATTTGTTGCTAAAGAAAAAGCACAATTGGAAAAGAAATATAATGAAAAATATGTGTGCGCTTTGGCAGTAGATATGCAATCTGAAGCAGCATTTGAAGCAGTTAATATAGTATTCTCTGCTTCTTTAAGTGTTGGCATAGCCACATATTTGGGCATGCCGCATTTCGCCGGTATGGTGGGCACATTAGGTGTCATTGCATTATTGTATGAAGGTTATAGGTTCGTCAAGGCATCAATGTTATTAACATTGGTGAGTGATAAGGTTAAGTATGAAGTTTTTACTAGAATACATGACGAACCGGCCAGTAAATTGATGCTTAGATACTCAGAAGGTTGTGGTTCCTATCAACGCGATACGAACGGTTCATATGTCACTCACGTAGAAGATCATTTGTTGGCGGTGAAACCAAGTGATTTAGGCCAACAAGCCATATCTGTGACATTTTCAAATTCAATCTTACAAGCAAAATGGGATGCAGGTGAATTGAGGGCCGATGATGTACCGTGCACTTGCAAATTGGATAATTATATCTCAAGCATGCCCGAGATTATAGCCAATGGTGAACCTCATAGATGTAGATATTATGATGGCTGTGCCAGAAACGGCGTAGCAGCTTTATTATTGAGACAATTGCAAAAATGTCCTCACGGAGATCCGCGCTGGTTTGAGAAATTTTATTCATGGCTGGATATGAGATTAGACGAGCTATATGATATGACCGGCCTAATTGATTTTAAATATACATTTGAGGAATATTTATCGTCCAGGAAGCCACAGAAAGCTAAGAAATATGCTGATGCTGCCAATGAAGTATTGCAAACAGGGCGCATGATTGATAGTCTTAACTTTTTTGTTAAGAGCGGTGAAGCTAAGTATGGAGAAGGTAAGCCCAGAGCCATTATGGCAACTCATAGGACAGGGTCGGGGTATGCACTTTATTTTAGCTGGTTGTTAAAGAAATTATTAGGGAAACTATTGCCAGGTTTAGTGTTTGACATGAATTGTGCCGATCTTAGTGATCGGATGACTGAGGATTTGTTACACATACCGAATAGGATGCCAATTGATAAGGCATGCACGGTGGCAAGGGATGGTCAAAATCACGATGCCCACCAAAATGGGCTTATAATGGCTGTGCATAATCACATAATTAATAAATTCTTCTCTTTTATAGTTGATGCTGGTAATATACCTGAAAACATACATGCAGAACTCAAACGATTTATGCTCAACAACCATCATAAAGCATATTATTTATTGAATAGTACAGATCCATTTATGATAGTGGAGTTCATGAATACCGTTACAAGTGGTATGGGTGTTCACACTACAACGTTGAATAGTGCATGGGTGCATTTGAGCAATGAATACATGTCACATACAGCGGGATTAGTTTATGATATAGTATATTTTGATGCTAATACGAATGCCTACCGGTATGGTAAAGGTAATGATATATATAATTACGCTCACGGAGATGATAGTTTAATGAAAGTTGTGACTTCATTCGGGGTGAGAAATATCAAACAGGTTATAATGAATACGTATAGTATCGATAATAATTGTAGAATGAAAGGTACCGGAGAATCAATTAAGACTTTGGATATAATGCCCTTCGACTATATGGATTTTCTTTCATTACATAGTATAAGACTACTAAATGGACAATTTGTTATTTTCAGACAGTTGCATAAGGCATTGTTAGTGAAACCACGTAACAAAAAATTAGACTACTATGAGCATTTATACGGAGTTTATATGGCATATAGTGTGTGGGGAAAGAATGTACCACTTATTACTGACATGATTAAATATATGTCTGATAAGTTGGCTTCATGTAAGAACCCAGATGGTACTTTAGGCTACAAACCTTCGCCAAAACGTCAAAGAGCGATTGATGTTTTTGTTGAATCATATGAAGTAGCTATGTTGAAAACACATGCTCATTTAATTGATACTGATGCGACAATAGAGATGTGGGAAACTATGTATAAGTTACCAACTGGATTAGCTTATAAAATCGATTATAATGAAAACAATTGTACTTCACAAATTTACGACTATTTATATAATAAAATCGGCGGCAATGACGTTGAAGTCGTGCGGGAATACGATGTGGCTCGCGTTGACGAGCCTGTTTCATCGAATTTAAATGTCATCGAACATATTATTATTAAAAACAATCAAAACAACAATCAAAACAATCATCAAATGTCAACTAAAATTAATACAACTATTAATCCTAGTCGCCCTCAACGTAGCTTTAGACCTCGCAAGGGTAATAAACAGCTTAATAACAAGTCTCTCAACAAAGCTCTCAGAGCCCTTACGGGTGCAGGCGGCACCTTGGGCCCCAAGCCCAAATTCAGAACTGCTGCACAGAAGGAGAAGAGACGTTTGCGTAACCAGAGACGTAAGGAAAAGAGATTTGGACAACCTTATAGTAAAGTGGGTGGACAATATGGAGGACCAACCGGATTAAAGACCACCACAGAGCACACTGATACAGCATGTTATGTCAAGGCCGTATTAGATCCTTATAACGCCGAACCTTGTCGAGTACCAACTGAATTTCCAGTCAAGAGTGCCTGCACCAAATTTTGGTATACAGGCAAGTTTAGCACCAATGCCAACGGTGATTTTCAACTAATAGCCACACCCAACAATATGATGGGACCAGGCATATTATATGTGGCTAATGATAACACATATGTTTCAGCTACTGGTGTGCAAGGACCTCCCATAGTAGTATTGGAAAATGGCGGTACAAAATTGCCCACATCAGCCTATTCAGCCGGTCGTGTTGTCGGGTCATCCTTGAGGGTATGGAGTGTTAATGCTAAGAATTACCTTGCAGGTTATAATGTAGCATCATCCGTTCCTAGATCACCTGTCTCGGTGCTTGCTGCGGGTAGTCCATCCTTTATAGAGACTGAATTGGAGAATGAGGGAACAACTACAGAGATTGATGATCCTCATAAGAAAACTCAGATCTTGTATAGACCTAGGGATTATACTGATTTAAATTATCAATCGACAGCATCCGCAACTAATAGCTCATCAATGGTTTACGCAGGTTATGGCAATTTGAACTCACTAACTAATGGACCAAGTGTATTCAAATATGAGTACTGTATTATATACGATTATTTGGCATCATCAAGTAATTACTTATCAGCTGAACAAGTTGGCCCAAGTGATATGGAAGGTTGTCAATAGCTAGTTACCTTTTTGCTGAGAAACCTGAATTATTAGCTGGTGACGTAAAACCTGAGGGATGGCTTAATGAGACGCTTGATTACATTAGTGATAAAGCGTCAGACATACCATTTAAGAAAATAGGACAAACAATCCTTGATATCATGAATGCCAGTATGAGTAATGATACATTCAATATAGCTGGGTCTATTTTGAATGGCGTTATTTAAATAAACGCCCGTGAAGTGGG